TATGGTGAAGTAATATCTATTGATGACGCTACTGAAGGTGGAAGGATTAAGGTAAAAATAGCTGATTTGGATAATAGAACTGCATTATCTGATTTGCCTTGGTGCTATCCAATGCTTCCAAAATTCTTTCACATTTATCCACAAGTGGGTGAAATTGTGAGAGTGTTTATTGAAGACATTAGGTTTCCGCAAAGAAGCAGATTCTGGATGGGTAGCGTTGTATCTCAAATGCAAAAAATTGGATTTGATTCAGTATATACTGCATTATCAACCACAAACATTGGTTTAACTAACCCAGAACCAGCACCATCAACATACCCGGATGCCGATGGCGTATTTCCATTGATGAATGATGTGGCACTTGTGGGTAAAATTAATACAGATGTAATTTTGCGTATTAATGAAGTACACATTCGTGCTGGTAAACATGAAAACGACAACATTTTAAAACTAAACACCAAAAACCCTGCACAGATAAGTCTTGTGTATGAAACAAAAGACGATACTGACGAATATTATAGTAATGCAATAATGATGGCAGATAAGATTGCCATTATTTCACACAGTGGTAATCCACAATTTAAAGCAGCCAGATTAAAACCAGAGGATAGAAAAAGAATTTTCGATGAAGGACATCCAATTGCCAGAGCAGATATATTAGCAGAAGCGTTGGAAATTATCAGAAGGGCAGTTATTAACCACATTCATGGATATTCTGGACTTCCAGCAGACAAAAATTCAATCATTAAGGATTTGGAAAGTATTAATTTTGAGGCAATTTTACAAAACAATATTGTAACTAATTAAAATTTTCGTATATTTGCCTCTTATGGATTCAGAAATTATTATACCACCTGAATTGTTTACGACATTTAATGATGTCACATTTTTTGATGAGCCACACAAATATTTTGTTGATGGAAAGGAACTTATTTCAGTAACCACAATCATTCATAAATATCAGGAAGAATTTAATGAGGATTATTGGTCAAACTATAAAAGCGAACAATTTAGCATTGAACAAAAAGATATTCTCAGAGCATGGGAATTTATTAATAAAAAGGGTACAATTAAAGGTTCTGCAATTCACGACTATGCAGAAAATCTATTTCAAAATAAAAAATACGAATATCCAAAAGAACTTATTTTAAAAGAATTTGGATTTGACCCGGTTCACAGGGAATATGAAATAACAAAAAAGCACGTTGACAAATTTTATAAGGATTCTCATAGCAGATTGATACCAATACGAACCGAATTTGTTGTTTATGATAGAGAATCTTTAATTGCAGGTATGCTTGACATGTTGTTTTGGAATGTGAAATATAAAGTACTGCAACTTTATGATTGGAAAACGAATAAAGATTTCACATTTGAAATGAAAAGCCGTCATCTTCTTGGTGATTTATTTATGCTCGAAGATTGCGATTTGGAGTTATATTCTTTACAACTTGACTTATATAAATATATTATCGAAAAGAATACTGGAATTAAGTTGGGGCAATCATATCTTGTTTGGTTTTCACATAATAATGATAGTTATCAATTAATTAAAACAAAAGATAGGTCATATTATGCCGAAAAAATTGTTGAGAATCGTATTGCGGAACTTAAAGGTTTTTAAATTGAATACGTTTTCTTTCTAATCCCAAGCGATTTGTATCATAATCGGAATATATAAAATCTTCAAATTTTAATAAATCCTTTTTATTTGTAATTCTTATCTGTGAAGACGTACCCCCTCTACTGTTAACTATCCTAATCTTATAGTTGGTGATATTTAGGTCGTGAAATAAATCAACAACAAACTTCCAATCCTGCTTTTCATTTGCAGTGAATGCAATCGAATGATGTCCCTTATTTTTTATTGTGACCGACCCATCGCCATCAAAATATCCCCTAAACCAATATGATTTTAATTCATGTGGAATTTTTCCTAAAATCATTTCTGGTGATTGAACTTTATTACGATATTGATTTTGAATTAAAAATTCACCAAATTCTCTGTTCGATATCCAATTAACAGATATTGTTTTTGGCTTTTTCGCATACGAGCCAATATTTTTACAAGTAAATGAATTCCACTCACCCGAAAATTTTAATATTTCTTTAAATGTTGTATTGTCAGAATCTTTTGCAGAATGTTTTATTATTGGTGTTTTTGCATTATTGTTCGCAAATGTAACATGACCGTCTGCCCACAACAACCCTAAAATATATGCAATTTCTTTATCTTTAATGTTTTTAAATAAATTTAAATTTATTCTATTTTTCATTTAAATTTGTATTAGTTTCCCAATAATGTTTATATTAAAACTCGCACCAATGATGCGAGTTTTGATATTTTTTCTTGGTATTTCTTAAAGGTTAAGAATACATCTCCACGGTTGTATGTTCAGCGTGATGTTTGTTAATTCATCATTTGAGTAGTCATTATCACCAAAGTCAATTGATGTAATCATACACTGCTCCAAGAACCATTTTTCAACTTCAACACCTGTTGGGTCAAGTGCTTTAAGAAGAATATTTTTCTTATAACCTGCTGCATAACCCATACGACCAGTTAATGACTCAGCATGTAAACGAACCCATTCCATAAGCTGTTGTGATGTAGATGGACCGATTGGGTCAAGGAATACTAATTGCATTTCATCCCAAGTATATCTACCTGCTACATAGTTTTGTTCGTTCATATATTGAATCGGAACTGAGTTGATTTTCATTGAAGGTCTTTTAAACTTTTGAACTTTCCAAACTTCAATGCCCAATTCGTCTGCAAATTCAGCGAAGAACCTGTTTACACGTTTTGGTTCATATTCGAAAGGGATACCCCTAATCATTTCTCCTGCCATGTTATTTGTTTATTAAGTTGTAAATTATTTTTTTTGTTATTTTATCATAAATACTTCCGTAATTAAAATTAATTTGGTAATCTGCCAGTTCTTTCGAAGATTCTTAATTGAGAACGTGATAAACCTGCAACACTTCTCGGCTGTTTTGGTAATACTTTTACCTCAACTTCTTTTTCAGCAAAGATTTTTTGAATTTCTTCTTCTGCATCAATACCAAATTTTTCGTCAAGGTCTTTTACTTCTTCTTCCGTAATAGTTGCTACAATTTTTTCTTCTTCATCTTCTTCAGGTGCGGGTGATAACTCGATTGATGATAATTCTGCTGATTCATCAACAGTATTATCAAATTCCGGCATTTCTGCTTTTAATTCAACATTAATTGGCTCTTTTTCAACAATATTTTCGCTTTTTGTTGTTTCTTCAAGTGAATCAAGTTCCCTTCTTTTATTAATTCTTCTTGCCATTTTTATACTTTTAAAATAAAATTATTTTTTCATAAATACTCGAAAAAAGAAAACCCACTGACTTAGTGGGTTTTCCCTTTAAAAAAATCACATTATGCACCAACGTCAGCAAAAGATGCACCAGTAGGGGTAATAGTGAATGTAATACCAATAAATTCAACTGCACGTGTAGGTTTCAAGAAAATTTCACCATACAATTCATTCCTGTCACGTGACTCAGGCGTATTATTGCTGTCATCCATTTTAATTCTGAATTCATACAAACCTCTTTCTCTCTTGATATTATCAAGAATCGGAGTTGCTTTCTGTAAGAACTGGTCAATTGTAGTCTGGTCATTCTGTTCGAATACAAGTCTGATTGCGATATTTGCAATAAGAACCTTAATTTGAAGCAATAACCTACGAACGTTAACCCTGTCAAGAGCACTTTCCTTAACCTGTAATGTTTTCTGACCGAAGATTGCTGTACCAGCATCTGCAAAGTCTTTCAACGGGTTAATTCTATTCTCATAAAGAACATCACATGCTTCCTGAGATAATTTATACTTAGATTTCCTTGCATCAGTTACACCACGTGTTAAACCAGCAGGTGCAAACCAAGGGAATTTAGTGTTATCGGTGAATGCCATTGCTTTTACAACTTCACCTGTCGGTGGAATATAAACATTAACATTATTCTGAGTATCCCTTATCTGAATCCAAGGGAAGTATGTACATGCATAGTTGCTGTCAATTTCTGCTGCATCGAGCAAATCAGCAATATCTTGTGCTGCAATAACATCAACCTTTGGTTCACCAATTATTTGCTGAATTGAACTATCAGGAGCATCGATAATATATAAGCTATCAGTTCTCTGTTCTTCAATCATGTCAATAGTGTCCTGAACTAATATGTTCTGAGCACTCCAATTGATACCCGGAGTTGCAAACAAGTTAATTGTAATTTCTTCAGGATTTGCAAATGTATTAATTGCAGTCTGCCATGCTTGGAAGTCATTTGTTGGATTTCCATTAGGAACAACACCGTCATAAATCTTATTTAATGCGAAATTGTCACCGTATGAACGTTCAGTTCTGTGAACATTCCAACCATCAAAACCACCTGCAGGAACTAAAGTAAATTTCCTTGAAACTAATTCGAAATAAGGATTTGTTGGGTCAACAATGTCTTCAATTGTTTGGAATTTACCAGCACCATATTGGAATGCATAACCGTTTGAAATAACACCACTTGCATCAACGTCCATATGGAAACCATCGGTTTTTGTAAAACCAGATGTTGAACCAAAACCATTGAAATTAAAGAAGTTCTGATTTATGCCAGTACCTGCCATATTTGCAGTACTATATGCTTTTTCTGAAATACCAAGATATACTTTTCT